CAGCGTCAAGATAGAGGTCCTGCTGCGCAAGGTAGGTGCCGTCCACCGCGAGGTTCACCACGTAGATGATCTCGCCGACCTTCTCCTGCAAACGATTGGCAAGGCCCGTGTGATATGCCGCACGCGCGGTCAACGCGAACGAAGAGCCTGCGCCGTAGAGATAGCTCTCGCCAAGGAACGGCTGGTAAAACTGCGGCGTGGCGATGTGGTTCGGGTAGTTGAAGCCCGGCGGGTAAGGATTGACCTTGCCCATCAAGCGCAGGTAGTGCGGGACACTTAGCGCGATGCTGTAGGCAATGTTCAGCGTGATCGTGGTCGCGCCGACTTCGACAACGAAGTGTGTGCCTTGATAGGTCGTTTGCGCAGCCGTTGGCGGCGACACAACCTCTGGACCGATCACGTTGATGGATTGGCCTACGACGATGCCATGGCCTGCTGCAACCGTGAACGCCACAAAGCTGCCAGTGCCAGACGCTGCCGACGTCGATGTGATCGTTTGCTTGGTAGCGCGGCCTTCGATGGGCGACCACGGCAGGAAGTAAGCCCACTTCTCGAAAGGAACGTCAACCGCGCCAACGGGCGGCGGCTCGATGACGAACGTGTCGTTGTTCGACGGGTTGTTTGGCAGAGCTTCGCTGAAAGTGAGCTTGACCGTTGGCGGTGCTCCTGCAACGTCGTTGGCAATGCCTCCGTCCAACGTGATGCTGCTCACATAGCGCACAAGCCCGACATTGCCTGCGCTTGCACTTGCAGTGCAACGCACGCGCATGCCCGCCAGCGACCCGTTCCAACTGCCGTCGGTTCCGAAGTCATCGCCCAAGCGTGGCTCGATGCAGATGTAACTACCAGACGCACTGTTGACGCCTGCGCGGATCGGGTAGGTGATTTCCTCGCCGATGACAGGAGGCGGATCAAATGCAGGAGCAACAAGAAGCTGGTCAGCCGCTCCAGCGGAGAGACTGCCTCCCCAGGCACTAACAGTGTGCGTGGTCCCAGTGCGCTCGCGTGTAAGCGTGCGGCCCGTCGGATCGTATTGCCACTTAAGCGCAGTCGTCAGACCAGTTGACGCTGTCGTGCTCAACTGATTATCGACCGCCGTGACACGCGCTGTGCCTGGATATGTGACGTAAGCAATGCCCGTTGCGCACGGGTTGTAGAACGTCAGGTAGCGAATGCTGTCAACGGCTGCGCCCTTCAGCGAGCACGTCGGGAACTCAGGCCACGTGCCTGGGATCGTGTAGGTGTCGTTGTATGCACCTTGCGCTTCCGACGTCGAGATTGCGTTCTCGACGTCCACAAAGATCTGGCTGTGCAGCGCGCCCCACGCCGCGTAGTCCGCTTTCGTGCCGCCGTTGGACTGGCCGATGGTCAGGATGAACTTGCGAACTGCCACGTGGTGCTCCTGGTGTAAGTGCTCGGCGGGAGTTCCGGCCCGCCGAGCTGCGATCTGTCACAGGGAAGCGACCGCTTGCGCCGCGCGGTCGTGCGGTTGCTCAGATCAGGGGATCGGGACGATCCAGGCCGAGTAGGTCACGGCAGGCGTCGTTCCGGCGCTGATGCAGGTCAAACGGACGAACTGCGTCGCAATGATGCTGCTCGAATCCGTCGCGCTGGTGACTGCGACGTTGTCGCAGTAGATCACCGTGCGACCCAAAGCCGTCGTATCAACAGGCTGGAGGTTGACAGTCGAGTCGCCGAGGCGCTTCTCTGCCAACACGTAGGCCGTGCTGAAGGCCGAAGCCGTGGCACCTTGCACCTGGAAGCGATACGACTCGTCACCGGTGGTGATGTCCATACCGCTCCAGTCGATGACCACCGCGAACCGCTGCCAGTTGTTGGCCGCGCCGCCAAGGTCAAACGCCGTGCCGTTGGTCGTGGTCGCGGTCGAGACCGCGGTTGCACTAGCGAGCTGAAGCGCTCCATCGAGCGTCAGCGAGTAGCATTGAAAAGCCATGTTGTTGTCCTCCTTGGATCAGGCGATGGCGACTGCGTCGCTGATGTCGTAGAGGCGGGACACGCAACGCGGGTGGATGTCTGCAATGTTCGCATACATCTCGACGCGCGTGCGACGGACCGCCTTGGCGTTCTGTTCGCCCAGGTCACGCACCTGGACACCGCCGACCGTGGGCATGCACAGACCCATGTCCGTGAGCGACAAGCAGTAGATCGACGAGCTGCTGTCGTTGTTCTCGTTGAAGCCGATCTGCTCCAGGCCGCTGACCGTGCCGAGCACGTCCGCGTCGAGAATGGGCAGGCCGTTGTAGGTCGTCACAAGACGGCCGAACTCGTCCTTGACCATCTGCACCGACGAGCTGCCGCGCAGGAAGGCTTGGATGTTGACGCGCATCTTCTTGGCCATCAGCAGGTGCGTCGGGTTCTCGACCGCCTGGATCGCCTCGTCGAGCGAGCGCATCGAAAGCGCACCGCCACCAGCGTTGGCGAAGATCTGGCCAGCGTTCTCGCCGCCGTCCACGACCGGCGTGGAGCCGAAGCCGCCACCGTAACGGACCTGGAGGCCGTCGAAGCCGTTGGCGTCACCGGTCGAGCCACCACCACCAGCGACCGACCCCTTGATGATCTGGAAGCTGATCGTCTGCGCGATGAGCGCGGCCTTCGCCTGCTCTTGGATCGCGCGGTGGGCCGGGCCGTGAGCCTGGACCAAGAACTCGTCAACGTCGAGGTCGCCGCCGATGATCTTCATCGCAACGGTGCGGGTCTCAACGGTGCCTGCCGATTCCGAGTAGGAACCGTTGACGGAACGGAAGCCTGCCGAGCCAAGCGAGGCTTGACGCGTCCAGGCGAAAGCGCTGCCTTGGATCGGCAGCATGGGCATAGCGGCGAGCAGCGGCGAGCTGTCGGCAAACGTCTTCAGAACGCCTGCCTTCTTGAACTCACCGTTTGCTTCCGCAGTCAGAGCGGACTGGAGAAGAGTAACGGCCATGAGGTTTCCTCAATGGGTGTTTGCCCACGAGGAAGCGTCATAGCGGCTCCCAGAAGCTCGCTACCGGTGCATACTGGCACGGTCGAACAGCTCCCTCGCGGATAGAGATCCTGGGACTGACGCCCGAACCGCGCCCGCGGTCGAAGACGTGGAACCGGAGCCCCCGGTTCCAGAACCTGCGAAGGCGACCTTGTATTCGGCCTGCTCTCGCAACGTATGAACGAACTCGTTGATGGACATGGGAGAGGTCGCGCCCGCGGCCTTGCTCACCAGTTCCTTGCCCGAGTCATCGACCACAGACACCGCCAAACGCCCGTCTGGAGTGGTCTCGGCCTTCACTGCTGCCTTCACGATCGGCAACAGCAGCTTGAGGTTGCCGCCCGCTTCAGCGATCGCCTTTTGTGCGGCGTTGTCCACCATCAGCTCGGTGAGCTGCTTGGTCAGACCGTGCGCCATGGCGTCCTTCTTCGCTAGGTCAGCGGCAACCTTCGATTCGAGCGACTTGCGGAACTCGTCGATCTCCTTGCTGCCCTTCAAGGCGCCCGCCTTGAGTTGCTGCAAAGCCTCGCGCGCTGCCGCTGCGTCGTCGATGCCCTCGTAAGCCTGAAGGGCCTTCTCTGCGGTCTTCCGCGCCGTGCGCTCCTCGCTGAGGAACTTGCGCAGGCCAACGGTGTCTCCCACTTCCCATCCTTCTGGCAGCGAGCTAACGACCCAACGGTCGCCCTCCTGCTTTGCATGGGCGCGCAGCCCTTCGGGAAGATCAGAGTCCTTGTCTGCGACGATGCGGAATGCCATCAGTCGGAAAGGTATCGACTTTCAATCGGGCGCACAAGTCCCCTAATCGCTCAGGATCGCTCAAGCTGCGCTTGGACCTTGCGCCAGTAGCCAACGGTCGCCTGCTTGCGATGGCCGCGCGGGCCGCCGTTGTGGACGCGGGAGAGCCGTTCCCAATCCTTGTCCGCCACGGCCTGCTGGCAATAGCGCAGCATGTAGGCGACCACCACGCGCTCCGCGTAGACGCGGTCGGTCACGTCCTGGTAGACGGCATCGCGCAGCGCCGGGCAGACCTGGCAGGCGTCCGACCAGTAGATCTCCCAGATCTGGAAGCGGCCAATCGCCTTGCCGCCGTCGCCGACGGCCTGGTCATCGGCCGAGCTCTCGACCATGGCCACGGCGTCGAGCCACGGGCGCAGCTCGCGGCGCGCAGCGTCAACGTCGCGCAGGCGGATCTGGGCAGACAGGACAGAGCAGAGGAGCAGGACCAACGAGAGAGTGCGTAGCATGCCCAAGCTATCGGCACTTCCGCTGCGCGAGTTGAGCGGCGATTCCTTCGCCGTCGGCCGGCCGCGTCGAGAATCCTTCGCGCTTACTCGAGCAAGACCACAAGCGGTCGAGTCCGGGCCGGGCCGCGCCTACGAGTCCTTGAGCTCGTCGAGGCTGCGCAAGCGTCCGGTCTTGGTCACCAAATCCTTGGGCGAAATCTGGCCCGAGCGCAAGAGACGCGCTCGGCCTGGGCCGAAGATCTCGTCTTGCACGTCCTTGGGCTGCCGCTTGACCCAGTCGTTGTAGGTCACGGCATCTGGCACCTGGCCATCCATGCTCGCGCGCGTCGAGGCGGACAGCTCGGCGGCCTCGGCCTTCTTGGCCTTGCTGCCCTTGATGATCTCGGCCAGCGACTTGGTGACCGGCGCCGTTGTGCAGCGGCAGTTCCAGTGCGCTGGCGGGCGCGGGCCTTCCTTGAGCTGGAACACCTTGCCGTCGAGCGGGCCGCAGATCGGGCAGGTCTTCGTGTCGAGAGTCGCTACCCACTGCACGCCCTTGAGCACGGACTCCATCTCGCCGTAGGTGACCTCGCGCGCCTGCGTGGTCACGTGGTTGCTGGTCGTTCGCACGATGGCCGCAGCCTGCTCGCGGGTCGCGTTCAGTGCGCCGTCGCGGTAGCCGTTGGCCTGCGTGCCTCGAACTCGACGCACGATCTGGTCGGCCGTCTCGCCCTGGCTCAAGCCCTTGCCGATCTCGGTGGTGATCTTCTCTTGCGTGCGCGCGGTCAGGTCATCCCACCACTTCTTCATCGGCTTGCCCTGGATCGGCTGATCCACGACCTGCTGCACGATGCGCAGGTTGACCGTGTCATCGGGCAGCACGACCACGTGCGCTTCCTTCGGGATCGACTGGGAGACCATGCCCTCTTGCCAGCGCGCCTCGACCTTGGCCAGCTCGCGCATGAGTTCGGCCAGCATCTTGCGCGCTTCGTCGTGCCCGCCCTTCAGCATCGCCTTGATGTCGGCCAGCATGGTCGCGTATCGCTTGGTCGTGGCGAAGCCGGAGTCCACGCCGCGAAGGCGGATGCGTTCAAGGCGGACGGCGAGCTTGGCCAACAGGTCGGGGTAGACCTCTTCGTTGAGGTAGCCCACCACCTGCTGCGTCGCCGTGGCGTAGTAGCGTTCGAGGTAGATGGCGTGACGGATCGCGCGGTCTTGCATGCGCGCGTTGACGTTCTGCTTGGGATCGTCTGGTTCAGCCATGGCGCTTCTGCTTCTGGTCGTAGGCAATCTCGATCATCTGCCCGTCGATGTAGGTCGAAGCGCAGTGCGGCCAGCACAACGGCAGCACGCCGCCCTTGCTGGCCTCTGGGTCCCACGTGTAACCGTTGCGGCTGTCCTTCTGCATCATGCGCACCGTGCCACCGACAGAGACGCACCAACGGTTGAGGCAGATGAACTGCTGGCCGTAGTCGAGGATCTCGTTGCACAGGTCGCATCGCATGGTCAGTCCACCTTGATCTGGCAGGTGCAGTGTCCGTGAACCAGAACGGCGCCGCAGGAAGTGCAGCGGTCGCCGTTCATGCCTCGTCCTCCTCTTCGGCCACCGGCTCATCCTCGACGTCCGGCACTTCCGGCTGGATCGGCGGCGCGGGCTGCTCGGGCGGGATCGGCATCGACATGCCCGCGAGGTCCGGCCCTTCGGCCTGCGTCTCGGCGACCTCGGCTTCGATGTCCACTTCCTCGCCTAGCGTGCCGCGCTTCTGGAGCTCGCGCAGGTAGGTGGCCTGCGTGATCTCCTTCGACTGACGCGCCGTGGTCAGCGTCTGGAGGTCGGTCTGCGCCCGCGTCGGGATGCCGAAGTCGCGGAAGATGTCGATGTCGAACGACTTGGGCAACTCGTCGCTCGCGCCCGATGTCTCCCACAGCATCGCCATCTCGTAGGCGTCGTAAAGCAGCCACTCGAGCTGCTCGGTCCACGACTGCACGCGGCTCTGCGCTCGCGCGCCCGCAGCGTCAACGGCCGTGGCCGTGCTGCCTGCGGTCACCTGCTCGACGAACGGCGCAAGGCCGAGGCTCTGCTCTTCGGTGCGGATGTCGCGCAGCCTCTCCATGAGCTTGGTCGCGGCCGCGCCGCTCGTCTCGACGAAGCCGACCTGCATGTTGGGGTCGCGGCTGATGATCGTGGCACCTGCGCCGTAGACGATCTCCTGCGTGCCGTCGGCCAGGTCGCTCGACGCGCCAGAGATCGAGAGCGCCGGGTAGCTGTGCCAGTGCAGGTTGCTCGAGAGCGACGAGGTGACGAGCCAGTCGTCCACGTTCTTCCACGCCAGGTCGATCAGCGGCGGCTTTGCGACCAGCGGGTCGTTGCTGCGCTTGCTGACGTTGCGGAACACGAACGGCACAACGCCGAGCGGGTTGATGCCTTGCTGCACCAAGCGGTAGGGGTCGCGGTCGGTCGCGCTCGTCGCGGTCGAAGACTGCTTGGCCGTGATCAGCAGATCGGCCCCGGTGTCAATCGTGCTCGACAGCCCGGCGATCGAGCTGGGCATCGTGCGCTCCCACATCTCGAAGACCTGCTCCGTCCAGACCAGCACGGTCTGCACGGTGCGCTCCTGCATCGTCTGCGGATCGACTTCGTGGTCTTCGTGGTAGATGGCAATGCCAGCGAGGATGCGCTTGCCCGTCGAGTCACGCCGCCACGACCAGTTGATGATGTTGTCGGGGTGGACGAACGCGAAGTACGGCCGCACGTCGTTGGCCTCTTCCTCGGCCAGCGTCATGTTGCGGAACGCGGTCGGCGCACCGCTTTCGTCGAACTCGGTCGCCACTTGCGCGCCCGGCTTGTCCACGAGCAGGCAGGCAAGGCCCGTGTCCGCCATCGAGTCCATGAGCATGCGGCCCATGGTGGTGAGGTTGGTGTCCTCGCGGTCGCAGTCCTCCTCGAGGTAGCGCAGGTTCTCGGGCAGCAGCTCGGCGTCCTTGAGCACGATCGCGCGCTGGAACGGCTTGTCCACGATGCCCGTGACGGCGTCATCGTAGGCAGGGAACAGGAACGTGCGCAGCAAGCGAGAGACATACTCCTTGGGCTGCCTGCGCTCGCGGTGGTCCATCGGCGTGAGCGCCGTGCCCATCGAGCGCATCGCGGTCGTGCCGCCTCGCAGCGCACGCGTGATGATGCGGTCAACCTCCATGGCCTTCCGCGAACTGTGCCACTGCCCAATCGTGTGTCCGTCCATTACGTGATCCTCATGCTGCTGCCACCGATGGGATGGCGTTCGTGAATGTAGTATCGCAGAGCGTCGCTCCAGTGGGTGCGCTTAGGGTCGCTCTTGTCGATATCGCGCGTGTCCTTGTCCTCGTTCCAAGTGACCGACTCCAAGTCCTTGAGCGTCTGCGGTGCGGCCTGCGCGTTGATGGCGAAGCGCACATCGCCTGCTGCATTGAGCAGTCGAGCGTTCACGCTGTTGACCGAGTCCACAATCGGCGGCGCAGACCTGGTCACGCGGTCGAGGATGCGAGCGAAGCCCTTGCGCAGATGCTGCCGCACCAGGTCCCAGTCGTTCGACTGCGCGCTGGTCCTGCGCTGATTGCCCGACGGGTCGCCGTAGATGACGACGTCGCCCGTGTGCCCGCGATACATGCGCGCCAGCTCGTCGCAGACCAGGTCGGTGCGGCTGTCGTCTGCAATGTGCACTTCGCCGATGACGGCCGTGATGACCTTGGGTCCCAGCGTTTGCTCTTGCACCACTACGGCCGAGCCCGGTGCGACGTTGAAGTCGAAGCAGAACACGAGAGGCAGCGTTGGCTCGTATCGCACCGGCTGCACGTGGACGGCCGTGTCGAATGCGTAGTAGACGCGGCCCGATGCGGTGAGGAAGGCGGCCTCATACTCCTGCGCGAACATGCGCGGGTCGAGGTCACGCTTGGCGGCCTCGACCTCGGCCGCTCCGATGATGTCGCTCGACGTCCAGTGGAACGCGTCCCAGTCGGGCGTGGTCTTGGCGTTGGTCCACAGATCGTAGAGCAGCGCCCGGCCCTTCGGTCGCCCGATGAACCAGCACCAGCCAGGTCGGCCGCGCGTCGAGAGCGCAGGACGAAGCGACGATGACCAGGCGGACCGCTTGCACTCGTCGATCTCGTCGATGACGCAACCGTCGATCGGGATGCCCTCGACGCGCTGCGGACGGTCCATGCCCACGACCATCAGCCGTGAGCCGGTCTTGTAGTGGATCGTCAGTTCGGACTCGCTGATGGCCGAGATCCACTGACGCGGGGACAGCGCCTTGAGGTCGTCCCACCAGATGCGCTTGGCCTGGTCGCGCGTCGGAGCCGCGGCAATGAACGTCGGCGTCGGCACCTTTGGCGGATCCAGCGCGGCCTCGACGAGCTTTCGCTTGGCGCGCTCGGTCTTGCCACTTCGACGCCCGGCGGCCACGACCTTCCAGCGCGCGGTGGACTGGACCAGCCGCACCTGCTCGGGGTGCGGCTCCAGCGGATACCACCTAGCTGGCAGCGGCATGCGACTCGTCTTCGGCGACTCCGGCGTTGCGGCTGCGGATGAGCTGCAAGTCCTTGAGCAGTTGCTCGGCCTCGCCCTTGGTGCTGACCTCGACGTGCTCCTTCTTGGCCCAGCGTTCTGGCCAGCGACGCTCCAGCATCCACGCGCAAGCGGTCCACTGCTTGTCCGTGTGCATCAGGATGCGGGACAGGAAGCCCGCCTCTGCCGATGCCTCGGCTTCCTTGACCATGCGCGCGAACTCGGGGTTGCGTTTCTTGAACGAACGCAGCGTGCCCGCGCTGACACCATGGGCCATGGCGGCGCGGTCTTGGTGCAGGCCCAAGCGGATGGTGCCGAGGATCTTCTCGATCACTTCGTCAGTCATCACGCGCGGCCTGCCGATCTTCGGCTTGTCTGTGGGTTCTTCGGTCATGCATTCCAGGCACCGTCGCGTTCATCGAGCGCGGCGTGCGTAACGGGTTGGCAGAACATCTCGCGGTCGTGCGCGAACGCCTCGAACGCAGAGACGGCGACAGTGCGAGCGGACCCGGCAAGAGCCAGCAGTTCCTCGCGGCGCTTGGGCGTGCATGCCTCGGCCTCGGCCTGCTTGCGGCAGGCGCGCTCCAAAACGTAGCACCAGCCCGCACGGTCCAGGGTCTCGTCGAGGATCTCGCGGACGATCACGTCAACGTCGCGGTCGAACGACGCGTTGCCGTATTCGAGCTCGCCGACGGCAAGCCGCTTGGCCACGCCGTCGAGGAACAACGCAGACGCTTTGTGGTGGCGGACGCTGCGTGTCAGTTGCAGCATCCATGCGTCACGGTCGATGTGCTCCGTCACAGAGCCCTCCACCGTGCGTCGTTGATGCGCTGCGCAGGCGGGAACGAAGTCAGCACGAAGTGCGCCTGCTGGTTGATCTCGGCGATCATCACGGCCGACGCCATCGACCACGACTGGCAGGCGGGCGAGACGTAGATGAACGAGGTCCAGCCTTCGCCCGCCGAGTTGACCGAGGTCGGCCAGGCCCCAGTGCCGAGCACGTCGCCTTCCATCCACCGCACCGCGTATGCGTGCCTGCGGGTTGCGAGGTCGAAGCACTGTGTCACGACCGTCTGCGCAAGCCTCATGGCGCTGTTGATCATCTCGCCGTCGCGCAGTTGCTTGCCGAGCGCGAGCAGGCCGATGGCCGCGATGGTCTCCTGCCACGACTGCCAGCCGATGACCGGCTGACCGTTGGCGTCCGACCACCCATACTTCGCCTGCTCGCGGCCGCCGATGGTGCGGATCTCGCGGTCGGGCGGCAGCGTCGAGAGCGGGCTGTTGACGATCGCCCGCTGCGCGCACGTGCGTGCGACTTGCGTGGCGCCCGTGAATCCGAGCCAGATCTGGTTGGCGCGTGTCAATGCCATGCGCCCGACGGATCGAGGCGACGGCACCATGGGCTGCTGGTAGTAGACGTCCAGCTTGTCCAGCTCGATGTGGTCGAGGATAAGCTGTTCGAGCGCGGGGTCGCGCGTCAGCGCGTAGGTCGCGTGCAGGAAGTTGTCGCTGCGGTGCTGGTCATCGGCCGCCGTCCACAGCGTGGTTGCTGGCGACGGCATCCAGCCAATCTGGTTGACGCCAGGCCATCCCAGGCGGTCTTCGACGCCGTAGGCCAGGTCCACGCGCTGGTTGTAGATCGTGGCCTTGGGATGCAGCTCGGCGCGCATCGGTGCGCCACCTGGCTCTCTGTTGCCCGTTGGGCGCAGCGCGAAGGACTGGCACTGCCACAGCGCGTCGTGGATCTCCCACGGGTCACCGGTCGTGACGGCCAGGTCGGACGCGCATCCGAAGTCGGGCTGGTCGCCCGTCGTTCCAGTCTCGCGCGGTTGGCAACGCGGGCGCATGTCGAGCATGGAGCCGCGGCCAAAGTTGTATTGCTGCCACTGCGTCTCGCGGACCTGCGGCAGATCGGGAGTTGCTTCGACGATCTTGCCGAGCGCCATCCACTTGTCGGCCCAGCCCATGTAGAGCGCGGACAGCGGCGCATCGCGGCGGGCGACATCGTCGAACGGCAGCAGCACGCCGCGGGACTCCCAGCGCGCAGCTCGGTGAGCTCGGCCAGCCGGGCGGATCACGCCTCGCCACGTCGGCAGGTTGGAAAACTGCTGCGCCTGCTCCTGGCCGTTGCGCTTGGCGAAGTCGAAGTGGATGCGGGCGCGCGAAGTCATCGTGACCTCGGGCAGATCGACCGCCTGCGCCTGGCCGTTGTTCTCCGTCGTGCCGTAGACCACCTGCGTCGTGAACTCGACCGATGCCATGCCCGACGAGACCGTCAGCCAGCAATCGACGGTCACCTTCTCGGCGGCCCAGTGGTCGCGGATGCGCCAGACGATCGCGGCCGGCGAGGAGCGCACGAGGTCGAGGCTCGACGTTGTCGGCCCGGCGCCTGCGAGCTTGAACTGCGGCAGGATGGCAAGCGCGTTGTCTGCGAGGATCGGATGCCAGACGAAGGCATCGAGCTTGCGCGGCTCGTCCGACCAGGAGCACTTGATCGTGCTTGAGGCAGGCACCGACGCGAGCACGCGGACTCCGTGCGGCTCGCGGACCCATGGCATGCTGCTCTGCTCGGTGGCGAGCCAGCCTGCCTCGGCCTCGGGCATGTCCACAGCGGGCAGGCCGACGAAGACCCACCCATGTTGCGGCAATGCCGAGATGTTCTGGATGCGGACGGGCGCGTTGGTCATCAGTTCAACGTCCTCAGCAAGATGCAGCACTTGATGCCGCTTGCGGATGCACCAGCTCCAGCTAAGACGCGAACTCGGATGAAGTAGGTCGGCTGAACTGCAGCTTGTCCCGATGCGTTTGAAGTGAAATCCCCAATAAATCCAATGGCAGAGGCCGCCCCAACAGTCAGCGAGGTGGCGTCTGGCGGATACATGGCTCCCCAGTTCGTCCCATCCAACGATCCTTCGATCAAGATGGTGTCGGTTCCGGTGTTGCCAGACATGACCTGAGCGACAATGCGCTTGGCAGGCGTGACATTGATCGCCGCACAGGTGTCGGTTCGCGCCAATGACGAGTAGGTGTAGAGCGTGTCGCCAGGAGCGACTTCAGAAACGGTGAATGTGGTTGCCATGGTGCCTCCAGTATATCAGTCGTTGCGCTTGCCGCCGAGCAGCCGGTGCTTGCGCAGCTCGTAGATCTCGAACTCCAGCGGGTAGTGCTTGAGCACGCGGGATGCCCAGCGGCGCACTTCGAGCGGCACTCTCGGGGTCTGCTGCGGGTCGAGGAGGCTACGAAGCAGGTCGCGCGCTTGATGCAGAGCCCGTAGGCGCTCGTCCGGTAGCGTCATCCGTCGGTCCCCTCTGGCCAGCGTTTAGAAGAAACCGAGGAGGCCCAACGCGTGGACGCCGCCCCCAGATCGTCCTTTTGAGATTGTCTGGAACGTCCATGCACCTCCTCGGCCCCAGCAACACGCTGGGGAATGTCGTTAGCGCGTCGCTCGAGTAACTCCTCAAGCGCGGCGATGATCGTTACGGCGTTGCTGCCAACGTAGCCCGTCTGCGCGAACTTGCGGCAGTGGACGTAGGTGGCGAGCAGCTCGCGGATCTGGTCGTCGGTGACGGTCACTTCTGCTCCTTCGCCTCGTCGGCAATCTCGTGGAGCCGATGCAGCGCCTTGGCCCAGCGGCCACCGTGCGATCCCTTGTCCCACTTGACGAACTCGCCGATGGCCTCGCGCAGCATCTCGACCTCGTCGGCCAGCCGTTGGATGGCGCAGGCGTGGTGGCCAACGTAGCACGCATCGAAGTGCGTGCGCTGGATGCCGTCCTTGTCAACGGGCCACGACATGCGCACGAGATCTAGTCCCAACTTGGTGAGCTTGGTCATTGCTTCTTTCTCGGCTTGCGCAGCGGTCTTCCCGATCGGTAACCAGCACGCCAGACGTAGTGTCGGATCGTGCTGGCCTGGTCAGCGATCGTGGTCTCGGCCGCGTTGGGGTAGAGCACGTGCAGGATCTCGTGGATCAGCGTATCGAGGTATTGCGAGTCGCTGAGGTTGGTGCTGATCTCGATGCGGTTCTCGTCCGGGTATGCATAGCCCCACCAGTCACGCAACGGCCTGTGCTTGATCTTGATGCGGCGGATGGCCATGTCAGTCCTTGGGCTTCGCCTGCGCAGCCTGCTCGCGTAGGTTGCGCATGCGCTCCATCAGAGCCTGGCGCGCTAGCTTGATGTGCGTCTCGTCGAGCGCCTTTGCCATGTAGCCCATCGCCGTTGCGACCATGTGCCCGACCAGGTCATCGTCGCCCCAGTCATCCTGCGGTTCACGCCAAACAGATCGCCAGTCAGCCATGGTCACAGCATGCCTTATGCGCGTCCTCGTCCCAACATCCCTGGACGTCTTCTGGCCATGGGATCGCCAGCGAGCGGTTCTCGTCCCACTGCTCGGCCAGGACGAAGCCGTCGGCGTTCAAGGACAGCTCGACCACGGTCCCAGTCCAGGTCTTCCGCTTGCCCCGTGGTCCTTTCTTACCCCACGACACGACGAGGAAGCGGCCGCCAGCCTTGAGCCATGTCTCGATGCGTGGCTCCATGAGAGACTTCTTGACGCGGGCCGAGCGGCTGCTGTCGGCGCAGGCCTGGATGCCGATGATCTTGTCGGACAGGCCGACGATGTCGATGCAGCCGAACAGGTCCTGGCGGACGCGCGCGTGCGGGTTCCACTTCTCGACCACCTGCACGGTGTAGCCGAGGTCGCGGGCCCACTTGAGAGTTCGTTGGGTTGGCGTGGTCATGCTGGCACGACTCCGAGGTTGGAGCACTTGGGACAATCGACGGTGAAGTAATCGCCAGGCATGACCGACCGGCGCAGGTTGTAGGCGCCGTGCCCTTCGCAGCGGTCGCAGGTCACGTGCAGCTTCGCCATGACGCGCTCGCGGTTGGCGACGCGGAACTGGTAGGCAGAGCGGACCCAGCGGTGCTCCACGCCCTCGTAACGCTCGCTCGGCTCGATGGCCAGGTGCGGCTTGCGGGCTGCGGTGTCGAGCGCCCGTTCTTCGACGCGCAGGTCATCTTGCGCCCAGTATTCCCAGTCGTTCATCGTTCCCATGGCATCCTCAACTCGTCGGCGACGATCTGGGTCATGCGATCTTCGAGCTGCGCGGCGGTGAGGTCCGGTCGGTCGCGGAACTGCCCGCCCTTCTTGGCCGAGCAGGAGAAGCAGACGGCCTGGTTGCGCTTCGACTGGCTCCGCCTTTTGCAAACGTTGCAAACGAAGTTGTAAATCTTGCAACCGTCGTTGGTTGGCTTGGTCACTGTGCAATCTCCTCGTCGTCAAGGATCTTGAGCAGCGCCTTGGCCAGTGCTTCGGCGCGCAGGCCGTTCTCCCAGTTGACCAGGTCGATCTTCCTGCGCTCGGCCCGCAGTTCTGGCGTGCCCAGGATCTCGGTGACCAGAGCCAGCGAGGCGGATGCGTAGACCCACGGGTTGTGGCGTTCGATCTCGCGGCGCAGGACGTCGCGGTCGGCCTTGGTGCGTTGGTTGCTCACAGCGACAGCTCCCAGCCTTCAAGGCGGCTGACGTCCAGGTCCCACGACTTGATCGTGCGACGTTGCGGGTTGGCTTCAGCGATCACGCGCTCAACCGTCTCGACGGCGAGCTTGGTGCCGATGTTGCCGTTGAGGTCGCGCGCGATGGACTCGGCGCAGAGGCCGTGACCTTCGTCGTGCAGCTTGAGGATGAGGCTACGGATGGCGCGTTCGATGTTCATGTCGTTCTCGTCGTTCATGCGCCGCAACGTAGAGTTCGCTCGCCCACTGTCAACTTCCGATCGGCTTTCTTCTGCCGGGAAAGTTGAAGCAAACTAGAACCACCGCTAGATGTAGTTCCTATGTCGGAGCCGACCACAAGTGCCACCAAGGCGACCACCAAGCTGTCCACGCTGATCGAGCAGACCGGCTTCACGCAATACCAGGTCGCCCGCCAGCTCGGCCTTTCCCCGAACACCATCTACTCGTGGTGCCGCGGCCTGGCTCGACCATGGAGGACGAAGGCCTACCGGCTTTCGACGTTCCTCGGCATCTCCATCACCGAGTTGATGTTGTCTTGGCAGGCCGGTGTTCCCAAGCGTCGGCGTCGGTCGTAAGCGCCACGAGCTGCGGATCTACACCAGGTCGGGCGGATCTACACCACCTGCGGCTGAACTACGCCACCTCCACGCTTTCGGAGCGGCGCAAGTAGGGGGGCTTCCTTCACTTTCTTCAACCTTTCTTCAAGGGGTCAACTTGAAGAAAGGTCCGAACGTAACTGTATGTATTATATATACTTAATATATATAGTATACCTTATTTCAATACTTCAAGGCTACCCTCCTTCCCAAGTTAGGGTAAAGTTAGACCCCCTAGTCTCTCCCTCCACGGTGGGGGTGGCTTATTTCAAGAAATAAGGGTCCAAGCGATCCCATTTCGCGCCGCAAGTCGTTGCCTTGCGCGGGGTTCTAGCTCGGACCCTTTCTTCAAGACTTCCTTCAACTCGACCCTTTCTTCAAGGGGCGAGGAAGTCGCGCGCGATCAGGACGGTCTTCCGGCGTCCGAGCGTCACGGTCTCCTGCGTCACGACCTCTTCGCCTTCGACGAGCGAGGCCAGCACGTCCTTACGCTCGCTGCGACGCAGCCACTGGGTCTTGCGGCTCAGTTGGGCCATGGTGATGCCCATGGGCCCAGCGTCGCGGACGAGCCGCAGCACGCGCTTCTGCATGGCCTGGACGGCGTTGTCGGCCATGGTCTCGGCCGCCTCGGCGCAGGTGCGCTCGATGCACCAGGACGCGAGCTCGCCCGCCCACTCGACGTCATCGACGCTGATGCGGTCGGACGGGTCGCGGCAGACCGAGCGAAGCAGCGCCAGCTTCTCCACGTGCTCCGTGAACCGCGCCCAAAGGTCCGCAAAGGCCGCCAGTTCGCTCCTGCGCAGTTCCATGATGCGAACGTCGTTCCGGTCCGCCAACGAGCCCAGAAGCGATTCTGCGGCCTCCTGGTAGGCCACCTTGCGGCAGACGCCGTGCAGGTTGCCTTGCCGACGCGTCAGCCGCTCCAGTTCGCGCAGGCGTTCGAGCACGTAGGCGGGCGGATCGTCGCGGTCTACCGTCTGCCGTTGCGGGAGAGCGTCATCGGACACGAACACCAGCAGACGGTTTAGGAAGCCGTCACGGATGGCGCCCGAGTCCATGCTTGAGAACAGCTCGCTCGGCACGCCGGTGCCGTAGAAGCACAGGTGCGGCTCCTCCAGCGGCGTCGGCGCGTTGATGCGGCGGTCCGCGTAGGCGGCCGCGAGCCAGGTGTCGCCTGCGCACGAGAACAGCTCGAGCAAGGTGCGCTTGATGCCGAGCTGGTGACCGCCCGCGTTCGGGTGGGTCACCTGCTGGAGAAACTTGGTCATCTCGTCGATCAAGCAGACGTGCGACCTGGTCTGCTCATCGACCAGCGAGGAGCGGATGCCGCTGTCGGACTTCCACTCGCTCGGGCCGATCCAGTTGCTCAGGCCGGCGAGCGCGAAGGCCCGCTGCGGCAGACGCAGGGACGCGTTCTTGCCGCTGGCCGTCTCAGCGATGCCGAGCATGTAGAGGTTGGTGCGCAGGCCGCCACGGGTCTGGACGCGCCGACCCATCAGAGCGCCCATGCACGCGAGCACGGACGCCAGGCAGAGCGACGGTTGCCTGCGGATCGACTGCGTCAGCATCCACGACACCAGCTCGCCGATGATGCCGGGCACGTCGAGGAGCTTGCGCGGGAACGGACGCTTCTGGAGCTGCCGCGGCGCGTAGTCCGGCTCGGGCTCGGGGACTTCGATGTCGCCCGCCAGCTCCTGCAACACGCCGGGCATCCAGCCGCCGTCTCGGGCCAGGTGAAACAGCGTGCCGAGCGTGATCTCGGAACCGTCCCAGCGGAACTCCTTGAACGAGTTCCACCGCCTGCGCTGGTCCTTGGGCGTGAACTTGCCCGACTGCGCCGACCACTCGCACCAGATCTCGTAGGCCTGGTCCTTCGCGCCGGTGCTCTTGAGCGCCATGCCGACTTGCAGCCACAAGTCGTGCGGGTCCGGGTCCACGTGCTTGAGCGCGTCCTCGATCGACGCAACGTCTGCGCCCGACAACGGCATGGCGTCGCTGGACTCCGCGCCAAAGTTCTCGCCGCCACGGTGGCTGCCGCACAGTTCGCGCACCCAACCCGGCATCTGGTCGATGTCGCTGACGCCGTCGCTGTCCACGTCGAACGGGTCGCCCGTGCGCCACTCACGGCCAGGTGATGCAGGCGACGGCAGGACCACGTAGCCGCCGACGGCGCGGACGTCGACGCCAGGCCGCACGCCGACGCGCGAGCTGACCGGCGGGTTGGGCAGCGAGTAGAACAGGTGACGGCCGCCGCGTGGCGTCGTGGCGATCAGGCCGCACAGGTCGCGGCCGTGGTCTTGCAGCAGCACAGACCAGACGGCCGGTCCGTCAATCGACTTGGTCGGGTCGTAGTCGAGGTCGATGACGGCGAGGCTGCTGCGCTCGCAATCGACGCCGACCTGTGCATCTGGCCACTGCGCCCACCACGCGGCGAGACGCGCGGGATCGTTGGTGGCTTCCTTGTGGCCGTGTTGGGTGAACGGGTGCTTGTTAGCGCGGACTGGGAACACCAGCCAGCCGCGTGCTGCGTATCGCAGCGCCGCATCGAGAGGAGAGGCGAACATCAGAAGGGGACCTCAGAGTAGTCAACGTGAGGGGTGGGAGGAGGAGCGTCTGGTTCGTGGATGCCTGGTTCAACTTTGCAGAGCACCTTCTTGATCTCGGGCCACTCGCCGCCGAGCTCGACGGTGATGGTCAGCGGCTGCGCCAACTCGGCCTTGCGCTCGATGGCTTCCGCGACCGAGCCAGGGACCGGCGCCTGCGCACGCGAGAGCCACCAGCGGGCTGCGCGTTCGCCTGCGTAGCCTTCGTGCTCGAGGCAGATCCACTCGTTGAACTCGCCGAAGTCGCCTGCGCGGTAGGTGACGCGCAGCACAGGCACGACCTTGCCCTGCTTCTGATGACGGCGGTATTCGACGCCCGTGACGTCGTAGGTCTCGATCTGCTTCGGCTCCAAGCCAGCGATGGCCACGGCCTCTGCGGGCCGCTCGTCGTGCGTGATCTCTCGCGGCGGCCACTCGTATCCGCACTCTGGGCACTGCAACACGGCCGTCGCCACAAAGGACTGGCAGTTCGGACACTTCTTGCACGGCTTCTCGCCCGCCTCGCCCTTGCGCTTGTCCTTTGCCTTGATGTTGTCCAGCGATCCATGGCGCTCGAAGTTGCCGCCGAAGTCGAGCATCAGGCAGTTCTGCTTGCCTTCGGCCAGGCGGAAGCCGCGACCGGCCATCTGCACGAATAAGCCCGGCGAGCACGTCGGCCGCAGCAGCGCGATCAGATCCACCTGCGGCGCATCGAAGCCCGTGGTCAGCACCGAGACGTTGACGATGCAGCGGATAGAGTTTGCCTTGAACTCCTTCACGACACGGTCACGCTCGGCCTTGTCGGTGTCGCCGAACACGGTGGCGACGTTGACGCCCGCTTCGCGCAGCTCGGCCGCGACGGCTTCGGCGTGCTTGATGCCGCAGCAGAACACCAGCCACGACTTGCGGTCCTGGCCACGCGCGATGATCTCGCCGACCGCGGCCGACACGAGACCTGGTGCCATGGCCGCCGACTCCAGCTCGCCCGCGATGAACTCACCGCCGCGGATGTGCACGTCGCCGGTCTCGATCTCGACCTTGCTGCCGCGAGCGATGGTCGGCGACAGGAAGCCGTCGTTGATCAGGCTGACCAGGTCGGCGTCGTATGCGATGCCGTGGAACAGCCGATCGTCGCCTTCGTGCAGCGTGCCGCTGTCGGTGCGGTATGGCGTCGCGGTGAGCCCCATCACGCGCATGTTGTTGTTCATGCTGCCAAGGTCACCGAGGAACGTGCGATACATGCCGAAGCCGTCCTTCGGCACCAGGTGCGCTTCGTCGATCAGCACAAGATCAGTCCAGCCGATCTGCGCGGCCTTGCCGTAGACCGATTGGATGCCGCAGAACAGGACCTGCGCTCCTTCCTCGCGGCGTCCGATGCCTGCGCTGTAGATGCCAACGGGCACGTCGGGCCAGTATCGCCTGGCCTGCGCGCAGTTCTGCTCGATCAGTTCCTTGACGTGCGTCACGACCACGATGCGCGTGTCGGGCCACTCCGTCAGTGCGTGCTTGATCAGGCCCGCGATGACGAGCGACTTGCCAGCGCCCGTCGGCAACACCACCAGCGGGTTGCCCAAGTTGTTCCCCATCCATTCCAGCGACGCCTCGATCGCGCGCTGTTGATATCCGCGAAGCTCCATGCGTTGTCCTCGTTCAGTTGTTCAATGAAAACGGCCCGCACGCCATGTCCAAGCGAGCGGGCCGCGTGTTGGTCATGCGACCTCAATCAGCGACGCCACGGCGCAGCCTTAGGAGCCGCAGCAGGAGCCGACATCTTCGGCGCAGGCGCTGCGCTCGGCGTGTCCATCCCGGCCTTGTAGCCGCGGATCTCGTTGCGCGCGTCGAACTTGCCGTCCGCAGGCACGGCGCGCACCTTGATCAGCAGCTTTGCGCCCAGCAGTTCGTCCGTGTCGGCGACTTGCAGCTTTCCGATGGCGCGGCAGATCGACGACAGGTTGCGCTGCGCGATCTGGCGCGGCTGCTCGTTCGGGTGGTTGACATTGAGACGCTCCCAGACGCGGCGGCCGCAGTAGTTCGGTCCGTCGATCTCGAACGTGAGCTTCAGCAGCTCGGTCGTGCCGTCACGCGTCGGCACCATCGCAGCCTCAATGATCGAGGCCGCATACCAGCCATCGGGGATCGGCTCAAAGCTCTGGCTCGGCTCGATGTTGGACGCGTCGAAGTTCAGGTTGCCCATGTTCTGTCTCTCTCTCTTCTTGGTTGTTGTGGTTACAGGGTTCAGAGCGTGATCAGGACACCGTGTCCGCGATCGCGCCCATGAGTTGGTTCCATCCCGCCTGCGGGTCGTTGGCAGGGATGGGGATCTGGTCCGGCAAGCGGTAGCGGTTCTTCGCACGGAAGGCCGGGCGCTCGGTGGTCATCAGCACGCGCGAGCCATCGCCCACGCCACGCTTGCGGTCACCGCTGACCACGGCCGTGACGCGGTAGTTGGCGAACAGCACAGCGTCGGCCCAATCGACGATCGTCGCTTCGGCGAGCTTGTGCAGGCGCAACTGGTAGCGGTCGTATGCATCGACCTCGGGCGACTCGAAGCGCACGACCTGGCTGTGGCCGATCAGCACGACGGTGATGCCCTTCGCGCGCAGCTTGTCGAATCCGTTGGTCAGCCGACGCCACTCCATCGCCGCAAACGTGAAGCCCTTGCCGTAGCCGAACTCCTCGATGTTCTTCTTGCCGTTCTCCTCGCAGACGTGTTGCCACAGCAGCGGCTCAAGCGCGTCGAGCGAGTCCAAGATCACCGTGTGGAAGTCGTGCTGCTCGTTGATCAGCACGGCCATGGCTTCGAGCACCTGGCGGTAGCTCGTGGCCTTCGGGAAGGCGGGCGCCGTGATCGTGCCCAAGCCGTCTTCGGTCTGGATGAAGACCGGGTTCGACGCGCAGGCGGCCAGCGTGGTCTTGCCGATGCCGGGGACGCCGTAGATGACGATGCGCGGAGCCTGCGGGACGTTCTGTTGGATGTCGTTCAGGGAAATCATGTCGTTCACTCGTTCAGTCGGTTGCTAGGTCTGCGACGTGCAGACCGGCGGGAAGCTAGCGATTCGCTCGCGTGTGTCAACTTCCTTGCAGCTTTTCTAGAGCAGCAACGGAAAGCGCAATGGCGACGAACCAGAGCAACGAGCACAGGACCAGCGCGGCCCAGCAGTGGAGCTTGCTTGATGCCCCAGCGTCGCAGGACTTAGCGCAGGGGCGGAGAAGGCAGGAGCCGAAGGCGTGGCAAGGCATGGTGGGAAGGATGCCCACGACGCGCCCGGTCAAGAATCGGAAGGCCCGGCACGGTCATGCCGGAGGCTCGTCGTGGGCGGTGTGCTGAGAAAGTGACCGGCGGCGACCCCTCTTACGAACATGCGCTGCTCTCGTTCAACGCATCACTGTCGCCGCCGGTCTGGGAGGGAGGCACGGCCCTCGCAAGCCGTGCCCATGTCGCGGCGGAATCGTGGCAAGCGTTCTGCTTGCTGTCAACTTCTACTGACCGGCGTCGCCGTCCAGTGGGTAGATATCCACCATGCGCTGCCACTCGCCATAGACGTCAAGCAGCGCGGCCGCGTCGAGCTGCGCCGCGAACAGGAAGACCTGCGCGAGCGCGTCCTCGAGGCGGTCCATCTTCGCTCGCTCTTCAGCGGGAGCGAGAGATTCGACGCCGAGGCCGCGGACCATTGCCAGATACTGCTCGCGGATGCGCTGCACTTCGGCCTGGATGTTTGTCCTTCTCTGGTCCGCCATGGTTCACCGCTTGGTAGATGCGCCCGTCAACTAACAGCCTGCCGTCGTGGATGTGGTGCTGGCGGATCGAGACGGCGCCGTCCGTCTCTTCGATGCAGGAGAAGCCCTGCTGCCAGTCGGGGTCGTGCGTCCAGTCGGGGTCTGGGTCCGACAGGTGCCCGTTCTCAACTCCCCAGTGCACGCCGTTGCGGTCAGTGCGCGCCACGATGCCCATGCGGTGAGTATGGCCCATGGCGACTGAGCCGCCGCGCCTGGTCATGTGACCACGCACGGAGTTGCCAGCGTCCTTGCGGATGATGCTGCCGTGGAAGATCTCGAACGGCGGGACAGTGAGCTTGCACCGCTGGTCGATGAACTCGATGCCCAACGCTTGCAGGTCCAGCAGCTCGTCGAGCGCGAGGCTCGTCACGCTGGACAGCTCGGGCGCATGCTGCGTCAGATACCGCTCCAAGCGGTGCTCGTGGTTGCCCATCGTGTAGTAGATGCGCGCCTTCTTGTGATCGTGGCGCAGCACGCGCAGAAACTGTCGGGCTTCGTTGATCTCGTCCTGGAATGTGATCGGGTTGTGCTTGTCCTTTGGGTGCGACGAGATCTCTTGCGCGTCTAGGATGTCGCCGTTGAGCACGATGACGGTCGGATTCCAGTCGCGCGCGAACTCCAGCGCGATGGCCAGCGCGGCCTGGTCGTGGTAGGGGATGTGGATGTCGGACAGGATCAGGCAGCGGTTGGACGAGACCGGCTTGGCCTGCACCGTATGCAAGCGGACTTGCACTTGGTCACGCTTGATGACGAGCCGCGTCACCTCGCTGCGCATGACGCATCGAACGCGCCACTCGGTGACGCCTAACTCTCGGGCGACAGACTTTTGCGATTGCCCGCAAGTTACTCGAGCACGGATTAGTTCTTCGAGCTCGGCGCGTTCCATGTCCTCTCCTTCAGATCCCCAACAGCAGGAGCGTGGACTCCACGTCTTGCCATATAGCCCACAGCAACTTCTCGACGGTCAACCAGAACTCCTCTGGAGCCTCGACCAGCGCCTGCGTTGTCGCGCACGCGCTGAAAAGCACGAGAGCAGCCACTGCGGCTGCCCTCGCTGCGTCACGCCCTGGGCGTTTCACGGATGCGATCCTTGAGGCCGTCAAGCTGCTCGTAGATCGCAGCCGTGTTGGCGCGTCGCTTGGCATTGGTCGAGACCGCGTAACCGCCGATGCCGAAGATGGCGAGGAGCTGCATGACCAGCCCATACCACTCCTCAAGGCCCGCCACCTTGCCGTCGCCGTTCTTGTCGGCTTCAGCGACTGCGGCCCGCACCTCGGCTGCCTTGTCCGCGAGCTTCTGGCCCTGTTCGCCCATGTTGCGTAGCCCGGCCTCGACGCCGGTCAGCGCCTTCTCGGCTTCCTTAGTGGCCAGGTCAACGCGGTCGATGGCGTCGTTGAGCTTGGTGTAGACGCCGCAGCTCGTCAGCAGCAGCAACGACAAGATCCATGGGTGTCGCATCACTTGACCTCGGGCACGTTCAGACTGGGGTTGCGATCGGCCAAGCCCTGCGAGAAGGCTTGCAGCCGTTTGAAGTTGGCGTCCTCGCGCGTCTCGATCCACTGCCGCAGGTTGGTCACCGCAAACTCAACTTGCAGCAGCCGCGACTGGATCATCAGCGCACCGCCGACGATCGACATGATGACCGACAGCGGGACCACCGCGTCGCGCAGGTTAATCTGGCTACGTTCGTCGGAAGCCATCTCAACGAGCCTCCCACGTAATCACGTCGGCTGCGGTAAAGGACTCGGCGTGCTCGGTCTGGAGGTTGGCGTGGTCGGCGGCCATCTGGCACAAGTCCGACAAGATCTCCTCTTGCGTTGCGCCTTCCGCTGGCTCGTAGCCAACCTCGCCGTCCATGACGCCACGCACGGCCTCGGTCAATCGGTAGTTGACGCAGTATTCGATCGCGCCGTCTTCCAGCTCGATGTGCGGATGCGATAGCACGATCTTGATGGTGCTCATCAGTAAGCCGTGACCTCTGTCCAGCAAACCGTGACGCCGAACTGCCAAGTGCCAGTCGCTGGGACGGTAGCGCGCACTACAAATCCCTCGTTCTGCGCGAGGATCAGCGGCGACTCGCCACCAGGGTCAGCATGGAATAGATCGAACTGCGGGATCCATTGCGTGCTGGCCGCAGTGCCAAACGCAGCCGAGTATTGACCGTGCGCGTGCGCGTCTAGCGTCTTCGTGCCTGCGGTCAGTGCAGCGGTCGAGCTGATGCGCGCAGCACCGAGCAAGGTGGAGCCCATGCTGGTGCGCTGCTTCTGGTTATTGCCGCTCAACGTCGCAGCAGAGCCGCCAGAACCGTCAGCGGTCCAAGAACGCGCAACGAGTAGATCGACCTTGCCGATGCCAGCCGCGAACGCTGTCGCGTTGCCCGAAAGTCCGTCCCACAGCACCGACGTCACGATGCACAGCCTCGTCGCGTCCGACCAGCGGAACTGGAACACCTCGCTGTTAGCTGCAAGACCTGCGGCCATGGTGCCCGAAAGCAGCGAGAGTCGGTAAGCGCCGAGCGCGCCTGCGTCGATCGGGCGCAGCGTTGCGCGCATCGCCCGGTAGTTGGTGCCATCGACCTCGGCAACGGTGCCGCCATTCCCTTGTAGTTGGATTGCCATGTCTTGTTAGCTCCACCGCCAAGCGACGGTCCACTTGCCATAGATGCGCGTGCCTTTTCCGCCAACGCTTGGCCCGCTGGTTCCGTAAATGCTCGCTGCCGTTTGTCGAAACGTCGCAGGCGCTGCGATTTGCAGCGGCTCGTTCAGTTGCGACGTGTTCTGTGCGTAGATGGTGAAGCCCGCGCCGGTGCTTAACGCGCCGACTGCCACCGAGATCGTCTCCACGCGGTGCTCGTCTGCCGTGTGGTCATCTGTATCGACGCCGAGCAGCCACGCCTGCGCCACGTTCGACGCTGCGTCGAAGCCAGTCTGGCCCGTGATATCCACCGATGCGTCCGAGCTGCCAGGGAACGCGCCGAAGTCGACGGTGGTCTGGCCGCTCGCGCCTGGGATGCTGGCCCAGGTCTGGTCACCGCGCAGATAGGTCGACGAACTAGCCGTGCCACTGCTTGCAAGACGGCTCGTCGGGATCAGGTTCTGCACGTCGTTTGTGCGGCCCGGTCCCATCACAAGGATCTCGCCGGTAGTTGCATGCACGCGAACGACGCGCCCGATGTTCTGCACCAGATCGGTCGTGCCAGTCGGCCTCGTCGGCGTCAGGCCGCCACCGGCTGCGACATAAACGACGCCGTTCATCGAATACGCAGACGTGTTGAGACCGCGCACCATGCCCAGCGGGACCGCAAAGCCACTAGCGTTGTTTGCCAGCGTCGCCTCCAGCACTCCGATGCACGGCATTGTGGCACTGTTGCTTGCGTCCGCAGCCGCGACTTCAGTCGCGCCAGATGCCCCAACGCTCCCGGTCGCATAAACAGGCGTGCCGATTGTCAGCGATCCGCCGCTCGTATTCTTCACGGGAAATCTGCATGCCTCGATGTGGGCATACGTCTGATCGCCGCGCAGGAACGTGCTGTTGTCGGCGGTTCCAGTGCCCAAGCGAGCGGTCGCAACTGGCGAATCGAGCGTCCAGACGGTGCCACTGCTCGACACCGTGATGTCGCCCTTGTCGCCGTCCGTGACACCACCGCTGACGGCCGAGATCAGACAGCGCTTGACCAGGCCGTCGGTCGCGTCGAGGAACTCGACGTAGTCAGCAGCTGCAACAGGCGCAGTGACCGTGCGGCGCGCGAAGTCGCCGGAAAACACCACGTTCTCGCTGTAGTCCTGGTTGATGACTGGCATCAGACGTCCTCAATCCATGTGCGACCGTCGCCGAAGTCGCCGAGCTGGAAGCGTTCGACCTTGAACGTCTCCGTTGGCCCCGGAGTATACCCGTCCGCCGTCTGCTCGGCTGCCGTGTAGACGAACTCGCGCGCGCCACGGATCATCGAGCTGCCCGTGTTCTGTGCACTGATCGTCTTGGTGCGCAGCAGCGTGACGCCAGTCGGGTCGTAGAAGTTGACCTTGTAGCCTTCGTAACTCTCGTCGAGTTGGTAAGGAGCACCACTTCCTGGCACAGACTGAAGGCGCGTCCAGTGATCAAACGTGAACGTGCGGTCGTTCGTGCTCAGGTTCAGGTCAGTATCAAACATGCGGCCCGGCATCGGGCGTGCGTTCCAGCAGTCGAGCGTGACCGTCTCTGCCGTCACATCGTCGATCGACTGACCAGCGGCCACGACCTTGATGTCGATCGTGGTGGGCAAACTTCCCGCGCTCAGGTTGGTCGGGACGAACTGCACAGCGCCGAGCTGCCGCGCTTGGTAGAGGAACGTCACCTTGCTGCCTGCGGCCTTGGTGGTCGCTGCGCTGTCGTAGGTTCCTCGCAAGCCGCGCAGCAGGTGGTCGAACGTGAACGTGCCGTCGCCGTTGTCGACAACGTCGCGCGCGCCGAGGATCTCGAAGTTGGCACCGTTCTCGACCAGCATCCAGTTCCAGCCCGCCTCGACAAATGCGGTCGTGACCGTGACCAGCGGGACCACGTTGTCGCGGTCGATGGCGACCGTGAAGCTGTTCGTGGTGTCGTAGGTCACGCTGCCGATGCCGTCGCCGGGCGTGCCCGATGCGAGCGAGCTGGTCAGCGTGCCCATGCCGCATTGCGTGTTGAGCGTTGCCACCTGCGTGTAGTTCGTGCCGCCGTCGCGTGATTCGTAGACCACCGCACCGCCCCAGCGCGCTCCGCCAGCCGAGCACGCGCCGATGTAGTAGCCCGGCACGAAGGCGTCCTCGTCCACCAGCGGCGGGATGTCGAGCACGCGGAACGTCGGCGTGACCGGCGTGGGCGTCGAGATGACGATGTCGGGCGAAGGCTGCACCGGCGATCCGCGCACGCCGAGCGTCACGTCCTCGACCACCGCCGTCACGTTGACCACGAAGTTGTTGCCGACCTCGCGGCGGATGATGCGGGCGGTGTAGTCCTGGCCCTCGTCATCGGTCAGCGTCACCAGGTCGTTCTCCAACGCCTCCAGGTAGGCAACGGGCAACTGGAAGTCGAGCGAGGTCGCGTTGACCCACGACCGACGCAGTAGCGTGGCAGCGAGGTTCCGCGCCTTCTTGCGGCTCAACACCACGTTGTCGAGCTGGATGTTCTGCTCGTTCGCCGAAGCAAGCGGCGAAGGCTGGCGCTGCTTGAAGTGCTGGAAGCCCTGCGCGTATTGCTGGTCGGGGTCCTGGTGCGAGACGCCGATGCTGGTCGGCAGGTCTTGCGTATCGCGCTGCGTGATCTTGATCTTGTCGCCTGCGTTTGGCGTGTCGGCACCGCTGGCAACGCCGAGGTCTGAGAAGCTTGCGCCGTTCTCGATCTGGATGCTGTCGGCGTTCTCGACGTTGAAGAACGCCAGCGTGTTGTTGCGCTCTTGGGCGAGCAGGCCATAGGCCAGCATCACCGGTTGCAGCGCCGTCACGGTCGGGATGGCGCCTTGCGTCCAGTAGCCCTCGAATGGTTCCTGGTCCACGTCCGCAACGTCGATGAGCAGGTCTTGCAGCTCGGCGCGCTCGCAGAGTTCGACCACGGCCTGCGGGACGATCATCACCGAGTCAGGCTCGATGATGCCCTCGATGATCGGCGGCACCTGGTTGCCGAAGTAGGTCGACAGGTCCCACTGGTCGAGCATCTGGTAGGCCATGCCACGGAAGCCGGGGATCTGCCCTGCGGTCTTCGTGCGCGCGATGATTGAGTCTTCGAGCTGGCCGTCGGTGCCTTGGTAGTAGCTGTCGACTGGATCGGCCGCGAACATGCGGCCCTCATAGCTTTGAATGACAGATGGAGTCAGGACCAGCGTGTTGTTTGCGCATCGGATGCGCAGTTGTTGGTTTGATCCCGTCGGGTTTGTGTTGATGTATGGGCCAGGAAAAACAACAAAGTCTGGCCCAACACCAGGCGAAGAAGAGAACAACGCTTCCCAGATGCTGCCATCGGCGACGTTGGTGAACACGCCAGAGATCTTCTTCTGCGCGTTGTAAGCCTTGATCTCCATGATCTGGTCGACGCCCATGAAGCGCGCCCACCGTTTCTTGATCATGTCCTGCCACTCAAATGTCTGGTTGGTCGTGATGACTTGGTTGATGCCTGGCTGACCTGTGCCACCAGGGCCCCAGACTTCGTTGGCTGAAATCAGAAAGAAGTAGTCCTCTCTGACAATCGAAGCAGGGTTGAGCGCAGTGCCAGCGGTGACGCTGACCAGCGAGCCCATGTCTTGCCCAATCAGCGCTTCAAGCGTGACCGATGAAGGAGTCGATGCGTGCCGTGTCAGCTCGTTTACTCGCCACCAACTGCGCTGAGTCCATAGCCCTCGGCCTTGAATGCTGCCTGCCGCGTTGTCGCTGAAGCCGCGCAGATCGACAATGTCGCCGATCACTAGCTGGTCCGTGAAGTCGGGCTCGTAGGTGCTGTTCATCGTCAGCTTCAGCACCTTCTTGACCACTTGATACGTGACTGTCGCGCCTGGCGTTCCACCGAAGGCCCAATCCACCGTGAACGCGCTCGCGGTGTTGCTGATGATCGGGCGCATCTCACCCGACAGCGGGCCGCTTGTGATCTTCAGCCAGTTGTAGTTGCGCGCGTAATCGTCAACCGTCATCGAGCCGGTGGTGCTGTTGACCACCGTCGTGGTGCT